GGAAAGTTTCTACCGAAATCGTGAATTTTACTAGCGTCAGCCATCTGTTGTTTAGCTAATGACACGCCAGCACGCAAACCAGCTAGATCTTCTGCTTGTTCAAGCTTTTGTTCTTGAATATCTTGGTTCATCATTGCTTTCATCTTTTCAAGATCTAGTCTTTCTTGTCCTTCTTCCTCTTTTCTCTGATTTTCTTGCGCTCGAAGGTCAATTTCTCTACCTTTTAGTCTCAATAATGGGTCGCCACCAAACTCACCCATAATTTTTTCTTCTTCTTTAGCAAAATCTTCTTGCATTTCTGCAATTAACTTCGCTTTTCTAGACTCAATTTGGTTTGTAATCTGTTGTAGACGTTGTTGTGCCTGCATTGCTTGTGGATTTTGCATCATTCCAGCTGCCATTGCAGGATTTTGCATACCCATTGCCTGCATTTGTTGTTGAATCATCTGTGCTTCTTGTAATTCTTCGACAAATTCTAACTGAACTTGCTCTTGAGCCATCAAACTAATGTGTTCTAAAATATTTTTTTGTAAACTTGCCATTGCTCCAGGATTATTTTGCGTTTGATTTAGTCTCATAAAATTTAAATGCGCATCAATGTGAGCTTTGTGGTCTTGTCCTGGAAAAGCTTGGTATGGTTTCATACTCATTGCCATAATATGTTCTAATGCTGGGTCCATCGGCATTGGTGCTGCAGGTGGTGGTAAGATTGCATTAACATTTTTCACCCCTAGCGCATCATACATAGATCTATATGCTTGATATAGATTATGTATACGAGGATTTGATTGCGCCAGTTGTAATTGAGATTGAGCTAAAGATATTCTTTGCGTCTGTGAGAAAATGTTTGGATCTGCTACAGGTAATATATCTACTCTATCATCAAAATCTTGAACTTTAATTTCTCTAGATGCACCTGGTACATCGTATGGATATACTGGTGGTAAGTAAGTTTTAAATACTTCTGCTAATAATTTGAATTCTTGTTTTAATCCAACATATAATCTTTTGTGTATGGCTGACATTACACGTGAACCACGTTCCAATAACGCAACCGTTGTACCGACGGCCGCGGCTTGGTTCATATCACCCACTTGTGAATCAGCGATACTCGCGAATCGTTGGCCCGCAGATACAACAACTCCCATTAATTGTAGAAGTGTTGAATCTGGGCCTTTAAAGGGTAGAGTCATAAACTGATCCTTGATGTTTCCACCAGGAGCGTCTACGTCTCTAAACTCACCAGGTTGTAAAGGTTGAGCGTCATCTCTGACTCTTATACCTCTAGATTTAAAACCAGCTGGTAAGTTAGCTAAAGTTCCTGCATCCAACAACTGTCTTAGAGCTGCTGTTGCAGTTCTAGTTAATCCACCAATCATATGGATTAAACCAAAACCATAAAATCCTGTGCCGGGTAAAAATTTAAATTGTACAAAGTAATTTATTTTTTTCTTTAACGGATCGTTTTGTCTGTAGTTTCTTCTAATAGATAAAATTTTATTATTAGATTGTGCAACTGTTACAACATAAGGTAGTTTAATTCCTGTTGGCTCACCGTCTTCACCCATATCTTCATAACCTTCTAAATCTAAATTAGTGTGCACTTCATACAAAGTGTATTGATCCTCTTGACCATCTTTTGAAATACCTTCGAGTTCTAATTTTTTATCTTGTAATTGATTTTCAGTAACAGGTGGTGAACCTAATTCTACATCTCTATAGAATCCTGCAACCTGTTGTTTCTTTAATTCGTTTTCAGAAATTTTTATAACGTGTACTATTGCATCTGCATCGTCCAATGAGTTTGCAGAATAAGGTACAATTAAATCTTCTGCCGGTACAAATTTTGAAACGGCTCTACCTAAAAGATCGTCGTAATAAATTTTCTTAAAGGTAGAACCGGAGAGGGGTAAATAAAAAAGCATTTGATCAAACTCTGGTTCGTATTCTTTCATCTGATCCATAATCTGATAATTCATAAAATCTTTTACACGTTTTGCTTGTTCTTCTTTTTGAACATTTAAGTCTCCCATTATCTGAGTTCTAACAGGTCCGTCTGATGGTAATAATTCTTTGTAAGCTTGTGCTTGAAATTGTGTCACCGCTTCAGCAAGTACAGGGTGATTAACACCTGATGCACCTCTGAAAGGTTCTGTTCGTCTTTCGTATTTAAATCCTAAAAGTTCTAAACCGTTTCTGTAAGTTTCTTCCCAGTCACCACGAGATTCTTTGTACTCGTTGTATTGGTCTATCATTTTAGAACCTAGTGGATCTAAAATTTCTTCACCTAAAAATTCTGCGAGGTTTTCAAAATGGTCTTCACCACCTTCCATTGCTGCAACCTTTGGATCAAATGAAACTTCAGCACCACCTTCTTCTGTCATTTCGATTTCGACAGGTCCGCCTTTTTCTTCAATTTCTTCTACGTTCTCTTTAATCGATTCTTGAATTTCTACTTCGCCTGGAACTTCTACAGTTGTCTTTGTATTTGGTAATGGTTTGTCTATTGTAGCCATTTGGTTAATCTATCCTGTTTTGTTAAATGTTGCAATTACTTCTTCTAGTATCTCTGTGTTCGGTTTCTTTGCTTCTTTGATCGGCTCTGGATTTGCAGCAGCCCATTCTAATAATTCTGCTTGTGTAACTATTTCATCGTTTGCAGTATTTACAAAAGCTCCTATATCAGAATTATATATTATATTCATTATCTTTTCTCCACAAACATTGAAGCGACGCCACCTTTTTTATAACCAATAATACCACCATCTTTTTCTCCACCACCTGGATCGTAAGGATCTTGATAATCTACATTACCCATTGAGTCAGTAAATTGTCCACCTCCTAAACCACCTGGTCCTGTGTAAGCACCACCTGGTCCATCATCAAATTTTCCACCGCTTGGTGCTCTACCTTTTGCAAGGTTGGCCTGTTCTGCTTGTAGTCTTGCAAGTTTTTGTGCAGCTTCAATTTTTCTTTGTGCTTCTCTAATTATATTAATTCGTTGTTGTTTTTTTTCTTCTGATAATCTTCCTCTTCTAATTCTATCGATTCTTTTTTGAAAAGTATTTTGATTAATCATATTTAAATTATATCCCGCCATAATATTATTAGGATCCATATAGTCTCCGGTGTTTACAATTCTACCAATGTCATCAACAAATATACCTAAATTACCCGCAGCATTTTCAGCAAATGCTCTTTCATTAGTTGGTAACATTTTATTAGCAAAACTGGCTATGCCTTTAACTCCGCCTATAAGAGGATTTACTGCAAAACTTATTGCGTTTGCAAGTGGATTGTCCATCATCCCTTTTACTTTTCCAAAAGCCCCACTCAATCCTTGTTTAGCTTTTGCAAACATACTTTGTTTACCAGGAGAAAGATCTATTTCCATCATATCTCCGTAGTATTCATTTCCTGGTTGTCCTTCAGATGCAAACGGATCTTGTATACCCATTCCTTCTAAAGCTTGACTTCTTTGTATGGCTTCTAAGTTAGCTTGTATTTTTGGATCTTGTTTAACCGATTGAATTTTATTTGGATCAGGATTAAATGGATTAAATTTATCATCACCACGACCTTGATAACCTATTGGTTGAATAGTTGTTGGTGCATCGGGTGTTGTACCAGGTATCTCATAACCCGCACCAATGATCGCATTTTTAATCTCATCTTCTGTAAAATATCCAGCAGCACTCATAGTGTCATAGATATTTTTTGCCTGACCTGTGAGAAGCCCACCAAGATTAAAACCAACCCGACCGCCGTCAGCGAATTTGCTGTAAAGTTTTAACATACCTGTATACTGATCGGAATTAAAAGGATTTATTTCTGCCGAAGCATCTAAAAATGTATTGTCACCATAGTTACCAATATTTTTAGTAAAACCTAAAATTCCAGATCTGTCTTCGCTTAATAAATTATTTGTCGTTAAACCAATTTTACTTGTATCAGAAACTGGATAAGAAAAATTTAAACCTAAGTCTGGTTGTACTCCACCACCAATTATTTCTTTACCACCTGATAAAGATAACGATCCATCACCAATGTTAGTTGTGTAAGTTACAGTTGGTGTTAATGATTTGTCTGTATACAAAGTGGAACCATCCATTTTTAAATTTGACAAATCACCTTTAACATTAACATCTATGTTATCTGTTATATTAAAATTTTTATTTAAAGCTAATTCATTTGTTTGAAAATTAGAACCGGGATAAGTAACTTGTGAGCCTGTTAAAGTTCCATCACCATAATCAAAAGATAATTTCTTTTGAGACAGTGCATCGTTCTTAACATCAAACATACTACCAATACCTAAATCACCAATTTGATAATTAGTGCCCAGTGTATAATCTCCTTGACTAATATCTGGTGTTGAAAAATTTATAAGATTATTATTATATGCTAACCCAATACTGGATGGATCGCCTTGTGTTGTAATAGATTGTGTCAAAGTTAATCCCTCAACAGGAGAAATTTTTCCCGTTGCAACTGCACTATCAATTGCAGTTTTTAAATTATCTGTATTTATCATTCCAAATTCATCAGTTATTTCAATATCTGGATAAGATAGAGCTAATTCTGATATAGTATTATCAAATAAAGTTTTGTTAATATTTTTAGGACCTTCAAATCTAAATGGTGAAAAAGGAAAAGGAGTTTTTCTTAAAGTTCTAAATTTTTCTACATTATCAAACGCTTGTTTGGTGTAATCTATTACGGGTGGTTTTAGCTCATTAAGTTTTTTATTTATTTGTTCATTTATTTTTTTATTAATATTTGTTTGGTCTGTTAAATTATTTCCACCCGCATAGGAACTTACAATCGGGTCATTAGACCTTTCATAGTTTCCTTGATCAAAGTCTTGTTGACTACTATATCCATAATTATCATATTCAGGGTATGCAGGGATACCTTCTTTAGTCATAGTTTCTTTTCCGCCTAAAGCTACTAACTTGTCAGCTTCTTTAGGTGTAATATAAGCAAGGATATGATCCTGTCCTTTAATTTTTTTAGAAGGCATCATAGAGGCAATGCCTACCGATCCGCCGTTTGAAAAAGTAGATAAATAATTTTTGTAATCAGTAGGTCCTGTATAAGCTTGAACAATTCCTCTATCAACTAAATCAGAAAAACTGCCAGCAGAACTAGATCTTCTTACCTCATCATAATAAGGATCTTCTTTTTTTAAAGTTTGAAAATATTTATTTTCAAAACCTTTGTAGGGCACTCCATAAAACTGATTGTAAAAATCTGATTCACTTAAAGGTGTTCTAGTTTGTGTAGGTTTATAACCTGTTATTTTTTGATACTCTGGAGAATTTAAAATTTCATCTACAAATTTTTGTGGAAGTGCAATGTTAATATCATAAGGTGTTGAACCTGGCATTTGTTTTGAAAAATCATATCGATCTCTTATTAAACCTGTTCTTGTTTCAGGATCAATATCAACATTAAATCTACCAGCAGTGGTTCTAGCAATAGCTGATACATCTCCAGCTAAAGCAGCTGTCATATCTTTTGCTTGATCTAATATACTATTATAACCTGTATCATAAAGACCTGCTGTGTTAGCGGCTCCTCTATCTTTAAAATAAGAAGTGTAACTTGATACAGGTATATTTGTTAATGAGATACCTTCAGACCTAGGATCTTTTAAAGTTCTCATAATTGCACCTTGTAAAGCTTCACCTACTCCTTGTCCTAACTGATCAAATTTAGTAATTGGTTGACCCACACCATAAGAAGCGGCAAGTGATCTTGTAGCTGGATTTAACTTTGAAGTATCTAATCCCGCTAAAAAATTTTTTCCATAGTCTGTTAAACTTTGAGATTTTTGTGCTTGTGTTCCTGCTCCTACCTTATCTAAAGCAGTAGCATAATCCATTATTGATGCTCTTGCATCATATGGAGTTGTATTTGTTTTTTGAGCTTGACCACCAATATTAAAATCTTTTCTTGGTTTTTTTTCTTCGAATAAAACTTCTATGCCTATCGCTCCGCCGTCCGCTCTTCGTTTTCTAAAAAATTTTGTGTAATCAAAAGGAGCCTTTTTTTCCTCGACACCACCCTCGTCGTATCTCTCATCAATCTCGTATTCGATATCCTGTTTTTTTCTATCTGGATAAGTTAAACCAATTTTTTCTGAGGTCGCTATACTAAGCTCACGATCTCTTCTCTTGCCTGCCTGTTTCATCAGTTCTGCTTTTTCTTCTTTTGATAAATCTTGTGCTTCTTCATCAGTCATCTCATCTAAATCTTCCAAAGATATTTTATCTTCTTTGCTCATAAAGATTTGACCAATACCTGCACCTGGTATAATCATTGATAAAATTTTCATCGACTCTTCTGGATTTTCTTGAATATATTCGTTAACTTGATCTGCAAGTGCAGCCATACCTAATGCACCGACTGATAGACCAACGGCTTTTGCAAATGGGATAACTAAGGGTGCTGCTAAAATCATAATTAGTAATACGTTCTTTCAACTCGAGGAAGTGAGTCCTCTTTTAAATCTTCTGGATGCGCCACGAACCCTCCTTGTCTAAAACGCATTATTGCTTGTGTCGTACTGTCCACCAAGTCATCGTGATCTCCGTATGGAAATGATGCACATTCTTCTATTACCTCTTCTGCGAACTTTTCGTCAGGCGCCCAGATTTGGCCACTCTCAAAGAGCGGAGCTACAGCGTTTACCCTAGCGTGTTTATCTTGTCCTTTGCTAGGAGTGTAATTTATAACAGGAATCCCCATTTTTCTCAACTCATAAGTTAATGGCAATCCAGAAGCTTTTGCCTCCACGATCACCGTTTCAGGATTCCAATAGCGATATTGTTCCCAAGCTTCTTTTTTAAGCTCTGGAAATTCTAATCGTTCCTTAAAAGCATCGAGTAGTATGAGATTAGCAGGTGAGTCTTGATCAGGATAAAAGACTCCCCACGTTGTAATGGCACTGTAATCAGATGTCTCCTTTTTTAAAAAAGCTGTGTCATAACTTTGAATGATATGTTCTAAAGGTGGGATATAACCTTTGTCCCAGACTTGCCACCATTCACGTTTGATTAAAGATCCTTCTTCTGCTGTAGGATTTTGCATCCACTGCGCGTTCCATTTTCCAACGGATAGTGAAGCTTTGACAGATTCTAATTCATCTAGTTTCCAATACTGCGGCCACACCGGTTTACCTGATGGCATTATCGCTGGAAACTCGATGACTTCCCATTGATCTGATTTTAATTCTTTTTGAGATTTTAATAACATTCCTGTTAGATCTTTCATATTCCATCTTGTCATTACAACAACGATTGCGCCACCTGGTTGCAAACGTTGTCGTGGACCTGATGTATACCACTCGTAAGCTCTCTCCAAAGCTTGAATGTTGAGTGCGTCTTGTTCTGAGTGTGGGTCATCGATAATCAATAAATCCGCACCACGGCCCGTGATTGCCGATCCCACACCCGCTGCATAGTACTCACCTCCCTGCTCGGTTTCCCATTTACCCGCGGCTTGTGAGTCCTCTCTGAGTCGTGTCTTAAATATTTGTTGGTACTCAGGGGAGTCAATTAACGTTTTGGCTTTTCGTCCAAAGCGGATCGCGAGTTCTGTTGTGTGGGTCGTTTGTATAATTTTAAGATCAGGCTTTCGTCCTACCATCCAAGAGGGTAAGAGGTAGGACGCAAACTCTGATTTAGTATGCCTAGGGGGCATATTAATAATTAATCTTTTGATTTCACCAGATGCAAGTTTATTAAATTTATCTGCAATCTCTTTGTGATGTTTGCCTTCAATAAATTCAGGCCACACGTGTTTAACAAAAGATAGGAAGTCGTTGTTAACTTGTCCTTGTTTCTTTTTTTC